GTTTGACGGTAGTTACACGAATTGATTCACGTACACATAACCATTCTGAGTATGAGTGATCATATGAACGAATTTTTTTATACCCTTCGTCCATCCACTCACGAATTATTGGCATGCCTTTTGTATCTGCAAATGACGCAATGCCAGTTAGTGATGTTCCAATACGACGATTACGTTGCATAATTCCATTTGTGGTTTGCCAATGTGTTGGCATTAATGTTACAGTTTTTCCATACAAATATGCAAACTTTAATGTACGAAGAAAGTCTTCTTTATCTTCATGACGATTTAAATGAACCTCTACAAGTGTACATAATTCATAACTTTCTAATGGCTGTTCAGCACAAGGATTAAAACCCATAACACGAGAATCTTTATAATCTGGTGCATCGGCTAGTCTTCCATAATCTCTAGCAACACTTAGCCAAATAAATCCTGGCTCACCATTGTCTGCAATTAAATCAACATAGTCTTCATACTTTGTTCCAACTTCTGCTGAAATAGAATTATTAGACATCCAAGCCCATCCTGGATTTTCTGAATTAAATGAATTTCTATCTGGAAAAACTTCTGCATTTTTTAAATTAATAAAATCTTTATCTTCTGGTAGTCCTAAAGCCAAGGTAGCAGAACGACGAACATTTCCAGAAACAACACATGTACCAATAAGATTAACAATATCCACAATTGCACGAGAGTCAAGTTTTTCTCCTGCCCTACCGCCAATTACTGTGTTGATCTTGTCGTGTAGTGCAATGAGTGGTGCTGGACCGCTAGCAACCCCTCCAAAGCCCTTTATCGGGGCACCTAGAGGACGGATAAGGTCATAGTTAAACTTTTGTATAGCCTGATTAGATCGCAAATATGAGTTTAATAGCATTCTTACAGAGTCTACCCAGCCTTCACGGGTATCTGGAATTTCCCATACATTTTCTGGCTCTGTTGGGGCATGAATAATAATTTCTTTGTCTTGACCTACTGTATCAAAGCCAACACCAATACCAAGCATTAATGCATCCATTACCCATGAAAACAGTGCCCCTGGATCATTACGATCAATATCACGAGTAGATACCATTGCACAGTTTTGAAGAGATGCTGAGTTACGCTTGTCCATAGTCATGGGTGTACCAAATGCCCAAAGACCACGTCCTGGTGGTGTCCATTTTAACTCAAACATTCTTTGAAAGGCTTCTTGAGCAGATTTTTGTGCTTTATTGTCATTCCAAGGTAAACGATTATCTTTAGCATGGTTTTTTTGTACTGAATACATTCCTTCAATTACCCGCTTACAAACTTCATGCCATCTTTCTTTTGTTCCATCTTCTTTCATTCGGGAATATGTTCTTATAAACGTAATTTCTCCCAATGAGTTAGAGCCTGCGTCTGTAAAGCCAAATGGTGCTGGGATTGTGGAGTATTTGTTTACAAACTCATCTGACAAACGAAAAGAAAAGGTATCCGACATTAATTTTTCCAACTTTCTATTAAAAAATATTATTAGTGCTTTACTAATTGTAAAGTAGTCTTAGTATATCACAACATTAAAACAAAGATTTACACTCAAACAATAAAGTAAATGTTTACTTTAGAGTTAGGCACTTATATAAAACAAAAGTTATATGCTGAATTAGAACTTACTACTATTGATATGGCACATCTCTATTTGATTTATATTCAAATGTTTGGGCAAAGATCCAACCCAATAAATCGCATTAGCCAAATCTTCTGCAGATAGAGCATGTTCTCTTTTTTGTTTTTGAGTATCAATTGTAGCAGGACAAATTTCAGTTATCTTAATTCCATACTCTGGAAATTCTAGTCTCATAGTATCTATAAGACCTCTTTCCCCACGCTTAGCATTAGTATAATTACCTCCGCCACGGTAAGGGATTTTTCCTCCAAAAGATGTAATAAACACAATAGTTGGGGATTGGGATTTTTTCATAGATGGAACAAAGAGTTGTGAGAGATACATTGGCCCAGATACATTTATATCATAAGCCCGTCTAAAATTATCCATTGTTTCATTAATAATATGTGTAGGTCCAGATCCTCCACCTGCATTATTAACAAGTAGGTCAAGAGTTATGTCTTTATATTTTTCATAAAAATTTTTAATTTCATTAGAGTTTGTTATATCTAAAGAATAAACTTCAACATTGTCAGAAACTAAATTAGACACTTTGGATAAATCTCTTGAAACAGCAATTACCTTATATCCATTCTCAGATAAAATTTTTACTGTTGCATAGCCAACTCCTTTGCTGGCTCCTGTTACTATTGCTGTTTTAATGTTAATGAATCCAGTGTTGAGGAACCATAATCTTTTCACCGCTTTTAACTAAGTGTGCAGTGTGATGATATGGTGGAGAAGGAGGAAACACAATAATGCTTCCTGCTTTTGGTTTAATAGCAAAAGTGTAGTTTCCGTTTTTTTCTGCTTCTGCAAAATCTGGCTCTGGACTAGCGTTTTGTAATACTCCATCTGGTGACGCTATAGTAAAAGATAGTTCTCCACCTTCGTAGTCATCGTTTAAATACATAACAAAAGAAACTTTAAGACGGCCATCTCCTTCTTGTTGATCAAAGTGTGCCCCCATGTATGTTCCTGATTGGTATTTTTTTATTGGGTATTGTGGAAATAGTTTTGGCTCTTCTGTAATTCCTTGTGCCTTTGCATAATCTCTTGCAACATCATCAAACGCTTTTTGTAAAGTGTTGTAGATATATTTATTTTTTTCATCTGCATCTGCTGATAAGGCAATAGTCTTGTCTGTGCCATAAACATAAGCCTGTCCGCTGCATGCCATCCATTCGCCCCAAGGATCTTTATTGTCGCTTTCAATTGCCTCAACAAGTTTTTTTGGGTCTTCAATTACATCTGTGTAATAATAGACTTTTTCTTCAAGTATTTCTTTGTTCACTTTATATCTCCTTAGTACTTGTTGTTTTCATAAAAATCTTTTACTGTCACAAAACCAACAATAACCTGTCTTATTGGTCCTGGGCCAACATGCTTTACTCCATGTTTATGTTTTGGATCTCCTGGAAAAACAAGCAAAGACCCTGGCTTTGGTTTTAATTTAATATCAAAGTTATCAAAAAAAAGTTCTCCATTGGTATAGTCATCATTTATATATAATATTGTGGCATATCTAACAGATGGGTCTGTGTCTTGATCTACGTGAGATTTTAATTCAACCCCTTCTTGCATTCTTTGAAGAGTACTCATTCCACCTAACTGCAATGTGCTATCTGCCTTGTCTACAAGTTGTTGTATTCTTTGTTGCAATAGTTTAGTTATAGGATATTGATTTATATTAAGAATTTTATCATCCCAGCCCTTAGTTACTTCATATTTTCCTTCAGCAACCATTTTTTCAACATCTGATGAGCCAAACTTTAATAAACAAAATTCAGCCAAACTTTCTTTATATGCAACAAGCCACTCTTCCTCATCTGTTGTGTTAATAATATTTAAAATTTCTTTTAACTCTTCTTGAGAAATAAAGTTTTCTACTAATAAAATATCATCTGTTATATCAACAACGCTAAAGTTATTGTCTATAAATTCTTTTTTTAAAAAACTAGGCATCTTTATTTAACTCCTCTACTTTATATTTATTACCATCTATGTCAATTTTATATCCCTTTTTAATAAGATCTTGCCATTCGGCTCTTTCAATTTCCTGTTTTGCTCTAGTTTCTTTCATTTCTGCTGCCCAGGCGTCTCTAAGTTCTTGTGGATAATCTGATTCTTCTCTGTCATCCCAGAAAGAACCAATTGTGTATCTTACTCCACTTGTAATAAGGGATACCTCATGCATATTGTTAAATCCCCCGTCAAATACAGCAAGCATTCCAACCTTTGGCTGTATCTCTATGCTTTGATCTGGAAATCTTAAAAGTCCACCTTTAAAATTATCGTTCAAGTATAAAAAGCCAGCATACCTACTTCTTGTAAATGCTCCAGAATTACCCTTTTCATCTGTGTTATCAGAGTGGATTCTTGCATATGCTCCAGGCTCCCATTTTTGTGTATGGTATCCAATTTTAGAAATTTTCTTTGGATCTAAATCATGAACAGATGCAATTGCTTCTGGCATTTTCTTTTCAATATCTGAAAAAATATTTGGCTCTAATCCAGCATCCAAAACTTCTTGGTCATTATCTTGCGGAAGAACAGATGAATATGATTCATAGAACGATATAGGCATCCAAGATAGTTTACCAGAATCTGCTTGTGCGTCAAGCGCCTGTATCATTTTTTGACAAGTTTCTTTATCAATAAAGTTTTCATATATAACTATGTCTTTTGTAAGTCTTTTTTTATTTTCTAGGTTCATTCTATTTCCTTATCTGTCATAGTTTTTTTACCTTTATGCTCTAAGATTGTCCAAAAAAATGGAATAACATATCTAATTCCTTTTGTTATTTCTCTTACGCCATGGCTATAATTAATATCTCCTGGAAAAAAATATGCAGCACCTGGTTTTGGCTTAAACTCAACATTATGATTTAAAAAATATAGTTCTCCACCGTCATAATCATCGTTTAAGTAAAATAATCCTGCTAAATCATACCATGGGAAATCATTTGGCTCTCCATTTTGTAATTGTTTGTCTGCATGGGGTTCTTGCCTATATCCTGGCATCCACCTAACTATTGCTGGACTCGTAGGTTTTGCATCTACATTAAAAAAATTATCTACTTCTATTTTTAATCTTGCCACAAGTCTTTCTATTACAATAGAAATTTCTGGATCTATTTTTTCTAAGATTGGCCTTGAAGCAACTCTATTGTCCCAATAAGATGCATCATATATCACCACTCCGTCATCATTATAGTGTGTTTCAGTTCTATCCCATTCCGTAATTGATTTTGCAGCATTTAACAAAAATAATCTTTCTTCTTCAGTTATAAAATTTTCTCTTGATTGAATATTGTTTGCTGATTCTCCAAAAAATCCTGGCGGAGTTATAGATTTTAGATTACTGTCAATATTAGAATTTGCATATTCTTCTGTCATGGTATTATTTTATCTCCTTTAGGTTATCTATAAGTAGTCCTGCTCTAGGTCCATCACACCAAACTTCATGCGAACTTTCTTTTGGTAAATATAACATATCTCCTGGATTTAAGATATAGGTAATGTCATTATTTACTTTCCAAAAAGAAGTTCCAAGTATTTGCCAATAAAAAATATCGTGTGGATCATGATGGTCTGACACAACTCTATTTGATAAAGATATTCTTATCCCTTGAAAATGCCAACAGGAATCACAGGAGCACTGGTCCCTTCCTGAATAATATCTACAATGACTGTTATCTTTTGATTTATTTAATTTATATAGTAACTCAGATACCCCATTAAAATCTTTAAATATATTATGTGACTGTGGAGAAAGCCAAAATTTGCTTTGTATCTGAATATTTCCTATTGAATTAAAATCCTCATAATTGTTTATTTCTTTTACTTTTTTAATTAAATCATGATTAGGTACTAAAGACTCTTTATACAAAAATAACAAAACATCTTCCCAAGTAATTTCTGGCATCTGATATTTTTCAAATACTAACGCTTGATTATTTTTTTTAGCATCTTCTATTTGATTAAGCATAATAAGATTATACCAGAAATTCTATAAATAAAGGGTTAACGGCTGTAAAAGGATTAGTCATCTATTTGTTCCCTTATATTATTAATTACTTTCAATTTTAATGTTTTAACCTCATGATTTCCTATGGATTCTCCTTTTTCATTTACAGCATTTCTATACCAATCTGTAAATTTTCCAGATTGATTTATTTTTTGTGCTGCATCCCCATAAGATTTATTTGCTTCTTGTTTTTTATTGTCTAGATCTTGATATTCATTAATTTCAATACTTGAATTATTTAAGGCACCCAAAGATATTGGAATAATTGTTGCTAGTGGAGTTCCCGCTTTTATTAAAATTTCTTTGTTTGCAGATCGTGCTTTAATTGCTAAAGGAAGTGGATTATCAAAAAAAGATATACTTATTAAAGAAGACATTGTTTCAAAATCATCACTAAAATAATTAACTGGATTAATTGTAAATAAACTAATATTTTCGGTTGTTTTAAAATGTAATCCTGTATTAAAACTTAAACTTGACTGTCCTCTTCCAGTGTAACAAGTTTCTTCTCCTTGCAAAATTTTAACATTGTCTCCAGTTTGATCATTGATTCCATTCCAAATAAAAGATATGTCATTTAAACAAGATATGCTCCATCCAATTACATTTGCTTGAGTTACTGGAAAACAACGATATGCATGTTTTTCTGAAGTTGCGTCCATCCAATCTCTTTTTATAGACATTGGAGAAACCTTCATATTGGAATAAGGAGTTTGTTCAACTAAAATATTAAACATTATTCATTATTCCATTTTGGATCGTACATTTCTGGAGTATGAAACTTTTTACTATAATCTAGCATAGTAACAATAGAATACTTTGTTCCCGAATGAACTGGCATTGCTCTATGAGGATACATAAAGTTTGAAGGGAATACAAATAAATCTCCAGCGTCTGGCTTAACGTTCAAACCTTGTAATCTAAATGCTAACTCTCCACCCTCATAATCATCATTTATATAAGCCACTAATGAGACAGTGCAATTATATGAAAATCCATGATCGTGGTGCTCTTGGAAATGTTGTCCTGGCCCATACTTAATAAAATTAAATGCTTCCCAATACTTTAAGTTATGAATCCTAAACTGTCTACAATAATCTTCAACGGCTACTGCTTGAGCATCATAAACATCTTGCCAAAGTGCCTGTAATTTTAATGAATCTTCACTTGTATCATGTTCTATATCTGTTTTTTTAAATTTAAAATCTACACAATCTCTGTAGTCTGGCATCAACTGTTGATACCCTACATATGCTGGTACCCAGTGGTATGGATTTCCTTCTGGAGATAACTCTCCATACCCCGCAACAGAGCCCAAAATACTTTCAAGTCTATTTATTACATCAAATTCTTTTTTAATAACCCCTTTATAACATATGATGCCATTTCCAAGGTCAACTTTTTCTGTCCATGTTTGCATTTTATTGCTCCTTATATGTATTCTCTTTTAGACCATACTTTATTTTTATAAACACCGCCATCTGGTTGGCGATAAATTTTTGCATTATCCATTAGTTTATCATACATCTGATTTTGATCTAAATTTTCTATTTTTTGTTCCCAATTTTCTCTTTTAAAAGGAAGTACTTGTAAGTAAGGAGTTCCTGCTGGTAAAGTTCCTTCCCAACCCTCTGCAATAAAAAACGGAAAAGTTCCAAGAATATGAACTTTATCAGAATCAACTATTCCAGTTGTATTTAAAAATGGTAAATCAAATCTATTCATTGGCGTCATAAACAATGCACTATATCCTTCTGGAAGTTCTAATCCCCAATCTGAATACCAAGCAAAATGATCTTTGTAAAATCCTTTAGGATGTTCAAATTGTGGCATTGCAGGTCTTTGTCCACAAAAATCTTTGTATTTTGGATCAGACACTCTAACATCAATTATTCCTTTTTCATTTTTAAAAAATGTAAGGTCGCATGGAGTTTTTAAAACATAGCCTGTAGAAAAAGCATCTAAAATTGCTGGGCATGCCTTCCATGTTGGAATCTTTCCATAGTCATCTACAGTTCCTTCTTTTGGAAAAGGACAGACCTCTTTTGGTGCTTGATAATATTCTCCATTTGACATTTTGGCAAATCTATCTGCACTTTTATACCATTCGGGAATTGTTTTTTGTGTTGGAGACGGTGCAGAAAAACTTTGATCATTTAGCCATGGCCTGTATGGTTTAAATTTAATTACATTTTTAAAAGAATTAGATTCTTTGGACACGTTACTTGTGTCCTAACTCATTAATGTCTGTCATAACAACAACACAGTATTTTGTTCCTGATTGTATTGGTAGTGATGCATGCTCATAGATATAGTTTGACGGACAAAGAACTATATCGCCAACTTTAGGCTTATAGACAAGATTATCCATTCTTGGGAATTTTAAGTCTCCACCCTCATAGTCATCGTTTATATATACTACAGCAGAAACAGTGCAGTTATAGAAAGGACCGTGATCTGCATGAATATTAAAGTGAGATCCTTCTCCTTCATATTTAACAAAATTGAATGCCTCATAATATACAATATTTATTCCCCAATATGAAGCATAATCATCTACACAGTATTTTAGTTTTTCATATATTTCTTGATGAAGATCTAGTAGTTCTGCGTTATCTTGATCTCTTGGTCCAAGATTTTCTTGCTTGTATTTAAAATCTACACAGTCTCTTGCTTTTTTAATTGGAGTGGTAGAGTTTGTTACTTGTGCTTGTGACCAACTATGCTTTGCATTGTTATTTAAATTTGACTCAAGTGTATTTATATATCTTTTAGAATCTTCTAATGAAAATGTATTTTTGTAAACATTAACCCCTAAAGCCAGGTTTTCAACAACTATGCCATTTTTTAATGATTTTGTGCCAACCCTGTTGCTTGATGTCTCTGATCTATCCTTTGTAAACCAAACGTTTGCATTTTCGTCATGATGTGCCTGATTGTTATAATCCATTTATTTCCCCCTTATTATATTAAAATATCTAATATTCCCTTAAACCCTAATTAATTATATCATAGACCTATCTTGGTTTATTTTTTGTTTAAAATAAATTATCAGGAGTAAATCTAAAAGAAGGTGGAACGAATCTTGGGAAGAACGGGAAGAATGGGAAGAACGGTGGGAAGAACGGTGGGAAGAACGGTGGGAAGAACGGGAAGAATGGGAAGAATGGAAAAAATGGAGGAAAGAACGGAGGAAAGAACGGGAAGAACGGTGGAAAGAATGGAGGGAAGAATGGGAAAAATGGAAAAAATGGAGGGAAGAACGGTGGTGTAGTCACACTGCCTGATGCACTTGAAGTTACTGAGTTACCATTTGCGTTAGTTGCATAAACTGTATAAGTTTGTGAAGTATTTGCTTCTTGAGTAACGGCAACACTTGTTGTTCCTGATCCTACTGTAGCGCCTTTTCCGTCAGAAGATGCCCAGGTATAGCCAGTAATTGCAGAACCTCCATCTGCGGGGGCTGTCCAAGAAACAGCATCTGAAAGTGCTGAAGTTGTTACGGTTGGTGCACTCATAGTTGCTGGTACTGTTGTTGCCGTAATAGAAGCAGAAGCATCTGAAGCATCGGAAGTTCCAGATGCATTTGTTGCTGTAACGGTAAATGTATATGCGGTGTTAGATTGTAAACCTGTAACAGTTAGTGGAGATGAAGAACCAGTTGCTGTATATGATCCTGGGGAAGATGTAGCAGTAAATGATGTTGCTGTTGCTCCTGCTCCTGCAGTAAAGGTTACAGTAGCAGATCCATTATTAAATGCACGACCTGATCCTGCATCAGTTGCAGAAACGCTTGTTGGCTTACTTGGAGCCCCTTTAGCAGAAGAAGCAATTGTCCCCAGGATTTCCATTACGCAATATCTCCTACTACGTACCAAATATCCGAGCCTTCATGTACGGCTGTTGCTGATGAGTACCTTACACGAAGTTTTGGCGCAGTGGCAGTTGCTCCAGTAGAGTTAATTGTTACTCCAGCACCTTGAGCAAATGTAACTTGTCCTGCACCCTTTTGAATAATATTAAGTTGCGCTCCAATTGGATATGCAACTGAACTTATTGGCGGGATAGTAACTGTAATTGCTGAAGAATTAGATGCGGTTACAAACTTACCATCATCGGCTAAAACAAATGTATAATTTGTGCCAGTTTGAGCATTAATTCCTAAATTAATTTTAGGTGATGTTAATGTTTTATTTGTGAGGGTTTGGGCTGTTGAAAGATCTGCTGTAATGCTAGTATTAATAGTAAACTCTGGGCCAGTTAATGTTAATCCGTTACCAGCAGTAAAAGTTCCTGCACCTGAGAATTGGCTAAATTCAATTGCATCTGTGCCTATTGTTCCAACAGTGTTTATCTGTACATAGCCTTTGTTATCATTTACTGTTCCTCCAGTTACGAATACAAAGTCTCCTCCATCAATTTCAGCAGGGGAGTCAAAGTCTGCTGCTCTAGATGGTGCTCCTGATGCTGCTACTACGTAAATACCGTTTTGAGATGCAGTTGATTGATTCTTAACAAGAATTCTGTTACCAGTTGCAAGAGTTACTCCGTCAAGAGTGTCTCCGTTTTCAACATCTGTAGCAAGAGTAATGTTTGCAGTTGTTGCAGCCACTACTGAAGCATGGATATGAAGTCCTTCTCCAAGAGCATCTACATAAGCCTTTGTTGCTGCATCTGCTGCATCAGTTGGTGTTCCAAGGCCAGTAATTTTGCTTGTGCCCATTGCAATAGCGCCAGTCATGGTTCCACCAGCAAGGGCTAACTTAGCATCTAGTTGTGCCTGAATGTCTGAAGTTACAGCACTTAAGTATCCAATTTCTGTATCTGATACACCAGAAATCTTATCTTGTTTATTTCCAAGATCAGTTGTTAGGCCAGAAATTTTAGATTGTGCAATCGCTGCTGATGCATTAATATCTCCATCAACAATAGTTCCGTCTAAAATCATTGTGCTAGTTACGCTACCAGTATCACCAGTTGTTACAACTGTACCAGTTACGTCAGGGAATGAAATCGTTCTGTCAGCAGTTGGATCTGTAACAGTTAATGTGGTTTCAAAATCATTTGGTGTAGAACCTTCAAGAACAATGCTTCCATCTGTAATAGTTAAACCACTTACTTGTGGACTTGTTAAAGTTTTATTTGTAAGGGTTTGTGTAGCAGTGTCAACAACAACTACTCCTCCTGCATCAGGGAAGGAAACTGTGCGGTCAGCAGTTGGTTCGCCACCTGCAAGAGTAAGTTCAAAATCATCAGCAGTAGAACCTTCAAAAACAATTGAACTTAAAACTCCAAGGCTAGTAATATCTGATAAGTTTCCACTTGTAATAACATTACCACTTATGTCAGGAAAAGTAATTGTCCTGTCGGCAGTTGGATCTGTTATATTCAAAGTTGTTTCAAAATCATTTGCCGTTGCGCCTTCAAGAACTATTGAAGAGTCGGAAATAATAAGACCTGAAATCGTTGGATTTGAAATTGATGGGTTAGTTAAGGATGTAATTGCTGCAAAGTTACCAGTTGTAATTACAGTTCCTGTTTCATTTGGGAGAGTAATTGTCCTGTCTTCAGTTGGATCTACTACTGTAAGTGTAGTTTCATAGTCATTAGCAGTAGAACCTTCAAAAACAATTGAAGAATCTGAAAGTATAAGTTGTGAAACTACTGGACTTGTAAGAGTTTTGTTTGTAAGTGTTTCTGCACCAGAAATAGAAACAAGATCTGCATCTGCTACAGCAGTATTAAACTCAGCAAGCGTTCCTGAAACTGCGTTATTTGAAAAAGAAATAGTTTTATTAGTTAATGTTTGACTTGCATCATGAAGAACAATAGTGCCTGTGGCATCTGGAAAAGTTGCTGTACGATCTGCGGTTGGATCACCTGCAGAAATTGTAAGTTCGTGATCATTTGCAGTAGCGCCTTCCATTGTAATTGTTGAAGTAAATACTCCAATGTTAGTAATGTCTGAAAGGTTGCCAGTTGTAATAACTGTACCTGTAACGTTTGGAAGAGTAATTGTTCGGTCTGCGGTTGGGTCTGTTACTTGTAGTGTAGTTTCATAGGAGTCTGCTGTTGCACCCTCAAAAACAATGCTAGTACCAAAAGAAGGGTTTACTGTTGAGTTGGCATCAATAAAATAATCAAGATCTGCCCAGTGATTTGTTCCATCACCCATCTTAAATTTATTTGTATCTGATTCCCATCCCATTTCACCCGCATTTAATACTGGATTTGCAGAAGTCCACTGTGAAGCAGTTCCTCTGCGCTGTTGCATTCTAGTTGCCATTTACGACTCCTTATACTTAGTTATATTATAACAGATAATTAGTTAAAGTTATCTGTTGAAAATCCACCATCAAAAGTTGCTTCAAACTCTGATGT